AATGATACAAAATGGCAAGTCTGACATCGAACTCGCAGACTTCGATTTCCCAGTTTATGTTTCATGTTTTCGTGCTCTATCAATGTATCGTACAATTATCTCAAAACCCAGAAACTCCAAACCAACTGTTTATGTCTGTCAAGGTCCTACTGCAACGGGTAAATCAAAATGGTGTTTTGACAACTTCCCCGATGCATACTGGAAACAGCGGAGCAATTGGTGGGATGGATATATGGGTCAAGAAACAGTAATCATTGATGAATTTTATGGATGGTTACCTTTCTCTTTATGTTTACGTCTATGTGATCGTTACCCACTCTTGGTAGAAACCAAAGGAGGTAATGTAAATTTCAACTCTAAAACAATTATATTCACTACTAACAATCAACCAGGATCCTGGTGGAAAAACGTCTACTTTAAGTCCTTTGCACGCAGAGTAGATGAATGGCATCTATTCCCAGTATGGGGCATGCATGTTTTCTATCTTACATATGAAGAGGCTTTACCTCATTTTTTTATTAATCAAATTTAAGTATTATACATATCATAATCTTGTGTCTTATCAGCTATCTTATACAAATACTTTCTCGTAACACCAAACGAAATACCATAAGTATCATTATTCGGAGCAGCAATATAATTATATCCAGGCACAGGTTTATATATAAACATAATGAAACGAGTAACACCAGGAAGATTCTCACCAGGATTAAGCATACGTTGTTTATCCAAAACATGTCTACGAGGATCACGAACTTGATACGTAAACGTCTGATTTTCACTAATAAAATACTTCGTCTTTTTCCAAATCTTTATCCTATACTCTGAAAGAGCTGATGGAAAATCCCAAGGAGTCCAACCTCTAGAAGCTGAAGAGAGAGCAGTTGCTTGACCTGGGATTGTAGCTGTATCTGTTGCACCTTCAGTAAATGCAGCAGCTAATGTTGCAGCTTTACCAGTCTGAGCAAGATCAGTTCTACAACTCAACTCATAAACATCAACTTCCAATGTTATAAGAGGATTATCAGCTGTATCTCCATGTGCAGATATATTCCGCATAGTCATATCCAAAACAGCACTCTTGAATATAGCTTTACCAGTCGTACCTAAATCAGTATCTTGAGACATCTCATTTACATCATTATTAAATACAAATCCTGCATTAGCTAAACCATATAAAGTAAATATCTGAACACCATGTTGTCCAGATCCAGTTGTGTCCATAGGATGTGTTGCATTTGTTAATTGATTAAACACTGCTGTCCTACTACCTAAATCCTTCTCTGAAACAGCGTCAACACGTCGATTAAAACGTCTCCAACGCCTACGTCGAAAACGCGGCATACGACGCTTCCTATATATTCGAGCCCGATCGAACTGAGTCGTAACTCCATTACCTCCACGAGTCGAACGTCTCTGTCGAGTCAGAGTAGATGAACGTCCGAAACGGTTAGCAGCGAACTGCGCAGCACGAGAAGCAGCACCTCGTGCGAACTGTGAGTTAATACGAAAGTTAGGAAAATTACGCGGGAAACTAAGAGCCCTTGGCGGGAAAAGCGCTAAAGATCTATTTCCAAACGACATGATTGGTCGAAAGGAAAATAGGAAGTGACAAAGGCGCGTCACTCAGTCAACTTGAAGGGGGTGGCGAAAAACGTGAAGTGCGGTAATACTAAGCACTTCACAATATGCCTAGAAGGTATCAACCAACACGTTCCAGTAGTTACTGGTGTTTCACTATAAACAACCCAACACTCGAAGACGATATCACTCTCCAATTTGACAACTGGCCAACAAAGCCTACCTTTGCCGTCTATAACCTAGAAGTCGGAGAAGAAGGAACCCCTCATTACCAAGGCTATCTAGAACTACCTCATCATCGTCCACTAGAATGGCTAAAGCAAAGAATTCCAAGAGCTCACCTAGAACCCCGGAGAGGGAAGAGAGAACAAGCAATCCTCTACTGTCTCAAAGAGATTGTTTCGGCCTCGACATCCTCGACACACTCTGTGAATGGATTGAATGGGAGCGTAGAGGCTATATTGGATCAGATATTCTCGACTGCTTATCCGATAGTATACGGATACTCCGGAGAGGTCAAAGATCTTATCCAGGAATGTCAAGAAACAGTGACACGGAACCGACCACGGAAGGAGACACTGATTCAAATGAAGACAATGATACAAAATGGCAAGTCTGACATCGAACTCGCAGACTTCGATTTCCCAGTTTATGTTTCATGTTTTCGTGCTCTATCAATGTATCGTACAATTATCTCAAAACCCAGAAACTCCAAA